AAAGCCTACAGCGAATCTGCTGTTCGTCCTAACTTGGATGCCCTGGTTGCTGAAATTGAAAGCCGCAAGGCCAACAGCAACAACGAACGCATGAGCATTTACGGTCGTGATTACAGCGTTGACGTTAACGTTGTGCCAGCTGAATCTGTAACAGAAGCCAAGGCAGAATTGGAGACGATTCGCAAACGTCGACGCAAGATCAAGGACGAAATGGTCACCATCAATGTCCGTACTGAGTTTGAAGTACCTGAACAGGTAGCACTTGTGCTGTCTGAGCTCGGGCTAGACTAAGCTGCCACACTTGGTCCAAGGTAGGAAACAGAAATACATCATCGATTATTCGATGAAAAACTACTGGCTTAGTCTGAAAAACTAAATCCAAAATTGTCTTGCTTGGGTATCAAAGAATAAATTGATGTTTGATGTGATACCCAAGCAAAAGGCCCATGTTTGATTCAGTATATTTGACGTTTGCTTTTTGACTATTTCTGTTTCGTCCTTGCTTCGTGGCACTATTCAATGAAAAAGTTCTGGCGTATTTGGTCCAAGGCCTTAGGTGAAAAAGCAGGCAGTACGAATGCAGAAGCAGACCGTATCGCTTGCATTCGTACTGTAATTGTGTTAACATACATGATTACAAATTGTTTTATCATAGCAGGTGTTGTACGACACTGGTAAGGATCATATGGGCAAGATTGGTTTTTGTTGCAAATGGATCAATGATCCTAGTGAAGTGGCTGGCATGAAAGTCAGTGCTGTGGACCGAGACCTAAACGGCCGATCAACCACCATGCGCTGGCTACGTGAACACAAAGCCGAAGCTGAACAACGCCAGTGGGACATTATGAATCACAATGCCAGAGCGGCCCTGCTGTTGGTAGAACGTGTTGCTACCTTGCCCGAACATCGACGTATGGTTCGCTTGGGTTCAGAAATGTTACAGGGCTACACACATGAAGACTGGATTCCTTTTTGGCAACAAGCAGATGTTCAAGCGCATTGTGAACGCATTTTTGCTCCTGTAGGTGAGGCTGCACGTAGATTAGGTGTGCGCCTTAGTTTCCATCCTGGTCAGTTTTGTGTACTTGCCAGCGCCAATCCAGGCATCGTTGAGCGCAGTATACTGGAATTTGAATATCATGCTGACATGGCACGTTGGATGGGCTATGGTCGAACATTTCAGGACTTTAAGATCAACGTACACATTTCAGGACAACAAGGACCCGAAGGTATTCGACGAGCATACAATCGGTTGTCACCAGAGGCTCGTAACTGCATAACTATTGAAAATGAAGAAAACTCACACAATCTTGAAACTTGCCTTGAACTTGCGGATCTTGTTCCGATCGTACTTGACATACATCACCACTGGATTAACTCAGGCCAGTATATTCAGCCTGATGATGACCGTGTGGCAATGGTCATTGATAGCTGGCGCGGTGTCCGTCCTGCTATGCATTACAGTGTATCTCGCGAAGATATACTCGTCAATCATGCCAGGGATAGCCTCCCATCCATGGCCGATCTCCTGGCACTAGGCTACAAAAAACAAAAGCTCAGAGCACACTCAGACTTTTATTGGAACTCAGCTGTGAATGACTGGGCCGCAGGCTTTGCTGATCAGTTTGATATTCAGTGTGAAAGCAAGGGCAAGAACCTGGCCAGTGGTCTATTTGCTGATTTAGTGAACAGTCACTAATCTCCTGGTAAACCCGTTAAAACGGGATTGAATGATGTTGCGGTGCAACATATATAGTGTTATACTAGTGAAAACACTAATAGTGTTTCTACTAATATTGGTGCTCATTAGAGGCCACATTCAACTCGCTTAACATTAAAGGAGAAATAAGCATGTTCACAGAAATCACAAAAACTTTTGAATCAAACCAAAAATTGGCCAAAGAATTGGCCGCCCAATTGACAAGTGCATCAACTGCATTTGCAAAAACAATCGTAGACGTTAATACACAGTTGGCTGAAACTTTCAAAGCACAGGCCACAGAAGCTTTTAAAGGTTTTGATACTTTTAAGTTTCCAGGTTTTGATACTGCAACCAAGACCAGCAAGAAATCAGCAGAGTAATTATACTTTGACAAATCAACAGTGTTGTCCACAAGCCAACACTGTTTTACAAGGAGTCACACAATGACAAAACTTTTAAACAGTATTATCAGTTGGTTTGCAACACCAAATCAACAAACACAACTAGAGCAATATATTGCTAGCAAGAATCCACAATCGGCCGGTGAAGTAGACCATTGGATGCGAATTTATGACAGGAGATCAAATTATGTTCTTTGATTTTTTACAACAATTGGTTATGTTTTTCTATGAATTTAAACAATTTCAAGAAAGAGAATTAGCCAAACATCCCACCATTGGACGTTAAAATAATAAACCTACCCGCTTAAAAACCTGGTAGGTTTATTTTTATCTGCATGTTTTCTATCGTTATATCGGGGTGATAAAACGTCTTTGTCATTTGTTGTGCAACCACTTCTAGTTCTGCATAGTTTACGATAGTTGATTTTTTGTCCGGGGCATGTTGTGGAGCAAGTTTATGCCCTCGGTTGGATCTAAAGTATTTGGGATTGTATATTTTTAAGTTTGCCACATCAGTGTCAGGATCACCGGACAAGTCTTCATAATAAACAATTTCATTATAAGTAATGCCCCAGCGATTTTGTAAAAGTTCAATATGATTACACCATACTTGGGTTAGAATATTTGCAAATACCTTAGGCTCAATTGTTATCAAAGCTTGAGTATACCTGGTGTACTCACTGGTAAGATATGCCCTGCTTCTGCTGACAGCAGTTTGGAATAAATCTCGTCTGACCATTAAAATTGTATAAAAGTCAGCTGACAAGAAATCTTCTAATAAATTATTTTTTTCTAAAATTGCAATTTGTACAAGAAGATTTTTCATAATAATAGATTTGTCACTTTTCCAATTCAAAATAACATCGCGCATCACTGCATTATGTTGAACTTGATTCAAATCCATCTTGGTATACAGTCGTGTGTCTTTATTAAACGGCTCTGAGTAAAACAAATCAACAGTTGGCATTATTTTACCGCCCAAGGCAGTGGCCAGGTACGTGGTGCCACTACGGGCTTGACCAAGTATGTGAATTTTTTTCATGTGCTAAATATACGTTATGAAGATATCAGAACTACTTAACGAAACTGAACGTCTAAGACCATCCGATTACACAGGGGTAAAGCAAGTAGTGCTAAATATACTATCAATTAAGGAGAGCTATCATGTTTGATACACTATTATGGATTGCAGTTGGCGCATTTATTGGTTGGAATTTTCCACAACCATTTTGGGCAAAAATGGTTCAAGAGCGCATTCAGGCAATGATTGCTAAAAAATAAAATGAAAAAAATTACAGAAGGCATGGGAAGCGTAAACGTTGATGAAACCATTGACATCAGCCGCATCCAAAAGCTAGCTGGTATTCAAAATGCCGCTACATCAGCCGGTGTATCAGTTGCAGAAGCCATGGGAGCCAGTGAAGAACAACGTCTAAGTGCATTATTAAACAACATTGAAGTCAGCGTTGAACGTATTCGTGCCAATTACAAACAATATGTGGAATTGTATGCTCGTACAGAAGCATTGATGGACGAAGAAGAACAAATGCATTTCAGCTACGGCATGCAGGCCATGCTTGATTTAGTTGATGAATTACGTGAAGAAATGATCAAGCATTCATAATGAAAATTAAAGACATAGAAGAACCGGGACCAATTGATTTAGATCGCTTGCGTAAGCTAGCGGGCATTACCTTGGGCTCAGGTAAAGATAGTGAAGGTCAAGACAGTCCTTTAACACATGGCGCCACAGAAAAAGCCGCATTTCAACGCAAACACAAAATAGAACCCGGCACAGACGAGTGGTTTAAATTGTGGTTTGCCCGCCCACAAATGACAGGAGAAAATCCATATGGAACAGACACCTTTGGAACCGGAGATCCAAGCAATCCCCGAGCCTAAACCCAACCCAGATATATATTACGTATACCCTGATGATGATGGATCAGATAGATTTCAAAATCCATACAGTCAGCATTAAGAACCCACCTTAGGGCACGTTAGTCGTCACGGTTATAGGCGTCCGCGCAATTGAACTGTACCGCGTAGTGTACTCCGGATAAAGTAACCGGAACTATAGGTTGACAGCTGGAATATTTTCGTGTAATATTAAGCTGTGTCATTGATAAAGGACCAATCATGAAAAAATCAATTTTAATTCTAATGTTGGCTGTGGCAACTTTGACCACAGGTTGTGCTAGTCGTTATGCAGGACCAGCTGTTGCAGGCGGTATTGTTGGACTAGCAGTTGGATCAGCCATGGCTCAACCACGACGTGTTGTGGTTCGAGAAGAAGTTGTTGTTGTTTCTACTGCTTGCCAGGGTTATGCAACTCACAATGAACAAGCGGCGTGTGAACGTGGTATTCGTCAACGCTACATGGAAGAACAAAGACGCAGAGAAAATGAAGCTTACCGTAACGGTTTAGGCAGATAAACAAAATGGGCCATAATGGCCCATTTTTATTTGATTTAAATCGTCAATTATCAAGCAGTGACATTATTCACACTAACCATTGAAGTAATATTGTGTGCGTTATTATAATTTTCCATTAATGCTTTAACGGCAATAACTGCTGTATCGGCATCATAAGCTTCCATTGACGCTAGATTATTAAACAATTCAAATACTACAAAATTTGATTTCTTATTCTTGGTAAAAGCACGAACTAAACCTTTGGCGCCATTCAGAGTCCTCTTTTGTTCAGGTGTTGCTGACATAAACCACCAATCATCAGGCATTGCTGGGGCTGTTGGAACTGGTCTAGTATATGTAGTAATTCTCATTTTTTTCATTTTATTATCCTTTTATAATACCAGCATTGTCAACAACTGGATATAAGTCTATTTATGTAAGAACCTTTTAAAAATGCACTACTTTAGCACATAAATTGTGTTGCAAAAATACAACAACCAGTATTAGTTGTTTTGTTGCTAAAAAACAACAAAAATTAGCGAAAAAAGAGCCAAAAAAGAGCCAAAAAAGCCCTAAAAACGGTTGACGCAGGCTCACTTTTCGGCTATAATAATAACATGAACAGCAAAACAGTAACCCGCAAGCGCCGTACCGATCGCAATCATGCAATTTACGAATTGTTTTGCGAAGTCACAGGTGAAAGCTACATTGGTATTACCGTTGTAGATGGCTCAGCATTGAGCTCTGTGCGTGGACGTTTTAACCGCCACTTGAGCCGTGCTAATACAGAAAGCAAGAACTGGAACCTGTGCGAAGCACTTCGTACATACGGCCGTGAAGGCTTTACTCCTTACTTGCTGGAAGTGGTTCGCGGTAAGACTGCGGCACATGCCCGTGAACGTGAATTGATTGCAGTCATGCAACCCACTCTTAATACACTATAAGGAAGCAAAATGGAATTCAAAGTAAATGCCTCAAGTGCCAAAAAGCGCAGGTTCATTGAAGCCATACTGCCGTCAATGATTGAACAATTGGGACTCACAAACAGCCGCAAGGCAGTGGTAGTACAATTGGAAAGCGACTGCGAAGGCATGGGTATGACTGTGCCCATGGACATCATTGACAGTTATGTGGTTGTTATACAACCTAGAATGAGTATCAAGGACATTGGTTTAACTCTGGCTCACGAAATGGTCCACGTTAGACAAATGGCCAAGGGCATTTTAAAAACTGTAAATGGCACCCAATATTGGGCCGGCAAGCGTTACACCAAACGCACCAAATACTTGGACCAACCTTGGGAACAAGATGCTTTTGCACGTCAAGAAATTGTGTTTAGAAAAGCCATAGATTCGTAAAAAAACAACACTTTTTCGGTTGACCTTAGGTCCAAGATCCAGTATAATCAATACATGTTCAGCAAAAAGGAGTCTAAAATGAGTTATGTAATCGTAGCAAAAGGTACCGGTTTAATCGTCACAGACGGTCCCAACAAGACCCGTGCATACAAGACTTGGGGTGCCGCAAAGGCTACAGTAACCCGTTTGATTAATAAAGCAGGTTGGAGTGCTAACCAACTGAACATTGTGAGCCGCGAAACTTATCGTGCGCCTAAGATCACTATTAAGAATATGATGACCGGCAAAGACGTAGAAATCGATGCTGACACACCTTGGGCTTGTCGTGTAGATAGCGAAGCATACTGGAGCAATTAATATGAGCAAAGACATCCGCAAGAACATACAGGCTATGACCACGCCAGCTTTGCAAAAACAGCTGGCATTGTACCGCTCCTTGAAGAGCCGTGGTGTGTATGATGAGATCATGATTTCGATCATGGAACAAGAACTGGCTTCGCGCAATCAAAAGGAAACTGTATGAAAGTCGTGTATAATGCTATACTAGGTGGTTGGTTCATTGTGCGTGGCGCACATCAGACTCCAATTTCGGGTCGTTTTGAAACCAAGGAAGCCGCCCTGGCTCATTTGCGTAAGCGTAACCCTTTTCACACAGGAGTTTGATATGAAACGAATTTTATTTGCCAGTGTAATTGTCGGAGCATGTGCGGCCTTGTTTCATACTGGATTGCCTTATACAACTTTGTATCATGCTGATCAAGTAATACAAACTAAAGACAGAAGCCAAATTAAAGCATTAGTAAAAGAGCATTTTGAATTTGTACAATTCAAAGCAGACATTAAAGATTTCATGCTCAGATTTATGAATACTGAAATATCTAAGATGCAAAAAGAGTTGGCAGGTAACCCATTTGGTGGAATTGGAGTTGGCATGGCCCAGGTAATGTTACCGACTATAATTGACGGTTATCTTAATAACATTAATCCAGACTCTGTAACAGATGGAATTATTAATCGGACAAAAGTTGGAAATTGTAGAGTTGAACCCGTCTCATTTGGCAATGCCAAATATATCTGTGTTGACACAACCACTGGGAAAGATGTAATTGCACTGTTAGCCAAATCTACAGGATTTACTTGGAAAGTTGTTGGTATGGAAATTATCGACGAGCAACAATTCTATAGGTCAATCAAAAAATAATATATGACAGACTTGGAAATTATTATAACGGTAGCAGTGGTTGCGGTAATCTTTGCTGTCAAGGTTTGGATACTTACTAAAATTTAAGGAAATAATATGATCAATTCAAACGTAGAAAAACTTATTGAATCGTACGCAGAGATCTTGGATCGTAATCCATTGGACCAGTCTGAAGACACTCAGTCAATCCTGATTAAATTTACACAGGCCTTGGCTACCGAGCTAGGCGAAATTGTAGTAGCAGATCCAGAAAAAACCGGCATTCGTATGTACTTTGATGAAAAGATTGCTTGCTATGTGATGAAAAAGGCTGTAGGTCTGTAATATGAAACAAGATTATACCATGTATATCTACCGACAGGATCGTCGTTGCCGAACTGGTGAACGACTGTACTCTACCACAGTGTGGCAGGGTCGTGACGATAATGGTATGCGTCGAGAAGTTGCCGAATTATTCAATTTGTATAATCCGGATGCGGGCTGGCGCTTTGAATGGTTTCCTAGAATGACGTTTGCAAAATGAAATTAGGAATCCACAGTAAGAATCGGGTTTTCAAAACTTTTGAAAACTGGTCAGTGCCCCGGGACTTTGCTGATCCTATGTACAACTATTTGATCTACGGTTACGAGCCCGGCAGTTTCTTTACCGCTGTACTGGCCAATGACTTTGTTCGTGCAGTACAATGCAGTCATCCTGGCAATACAATTCAGGCCTTAAAGTACTTGGCAGGTTGGATTGTGGGTGAAATGCCTGGTGAAGCTCGTGGCGACTATGAAACTGTGGATCAGTGGTGCAGGCTCAGTGCGGATATGCGTCAATGTATTTTGGAAAATAAACAAATAATTTACACAAAAGAAGAAGAAATGATGTTGATATTATCTGGTGAACATGTTGCAGAAATTGTTCTTTATTAAAGAAAGGAAAAAGAAATGAGCTATTATGAAAATTACTGTAATGTAAGTGAATTAAAGGGTCGTGTATTATCTGAAATTACAGGTGGTGTGGGTTCAGGTGAAATTGTATTCGTCACTCAAGATGGTGACCGCTACCAAATGTTTCACGAACAAGACTGCTGTGAGACAGTTACCGTAGAAGACATTGTGGGTGACTTACAGGACCTAATAGGTGAACCCTTGCTGATGGCCGAAGAAGTTGAAGGTGAAACGCCAGCTGACTTCGAAGAGTATGAATCACATACCTGGACCTTTTACAAGTTTGCAACACGCAAGGGATATGTGGACATTCGTTGGCTAGGGTCCAGCAATGGATACTATTCCGAAAGTGTAAGCTTTTGTAAGTTATAAAATAACCCGTCTTGATGGCGGGTTATTCGTTGACGCATGGCCCAATTTGTTGTATAATACTTACATGTTCAACAAAGGAGCTGTTATGTCTACTATTAAAAATGCCAATATTGCATATATTAAAATTGCAGTAAACAAACGTCTAAAAACTGTTCGCTTGTTAGCAACTTTTGACAATACAAAAAGAGACAAAGACGGGTACATTATTGTCAACATTCACAATGCAGTATTTGCAACAGGGGACATTGCAACTCTAGACACAGATTCTCCGGCTCAACGTGCCGTTGCTGTAGAGAATGCCATTGCACTTGCTCGTCAAGTGTTGCGTACAGACAACATTAATTTGGTGTAAAATACAACACTTTTGGGCCTTAAAAACGGTTGACACCTGGCCCAAATCACTGTATAATAAACACTTAAACAGCAAAAAGGAGTCGTAAATGCTTACCAAAGAATTAGACACAAAACCCGCAGGTTATTTTGCTTATGCCGCAAGTCGTGATGCCGCGATGAAAAGCTATGCCGCCAGCACCACCTACACAGAAAAACAAAAGGTTCAAATCGAGCGTATGCGCTTGGGGCTTGCAGAGTGTTTTGGCGAGTGTGCGGTTCACGTTAACTTTCGCAAAAAATTTGCTGTAATTAAATTCGATAAAAATGTGGTTCGTAATCGCAAATTTTTGGCACTGCTAGAATCCGACTACGAAAAAATTGGTGTTGTCAAAACTGTACTGGCCACAGGCGGTGTTGCATATCGTGTGCCCAGGTTGACAGCAGAATAAATTCACTGTATAATTCACGCACTAACTGATTAAAGGATTAAATCATGGCTACTCGTTCACGTATTGGTGTTATGCATGGCGACATTTGTAAAAGTGTTTACTGTCATTATGACGGCTACATTGAGCACAATGGTCGTATATTGGAACAATATTACGACAGTGCCCGAGCCAATCAACTGGTGGCCTTGGGTGATATCAGCGTACTGAATCCCATGCTGGAAGCACCTGAAGGTGTTGAGCATGACTTTGACACACCTGCCAAAAATGTCACTATTTTTTACGGTCGTGATCGTGGTGAAGCTGATGTTGCCTGGAAAGTGGCTCACACTTTCAATGACTTTCTTCGTCAAGTAGAAGCTTGCTATGCTGAATACTACTACATTATGAAGGACGGTGTTTGGTACGTGGGTTGCCCTTACAAAGGCAGTCGTTTGGTGCCCTTGAGCGAAGCCATAGCGGAACTGGACGCACGTGAACTAGAACCTGCTTTTGCATAATTTATTGAAGTTACCAAGGACAAACAAATGAGCCGATTTGCATTTACATACGAAGACCCCGACTACGAACTTGAATTCAATGATGACTCGACCGAAGATGAGTTAGAAGAAGGTTGGGACGATCCTGCCAATTACCCTGAAATGATTCCTGCTTGATATTATGACTGATAAAAAAATGCAAGTGGTTTTTGCACCCGGGTGCTTTGATAGTTTTGAAGGCACACAAGAAGAACTTGATGCCATGATGGCTGAAATAGCTCGCATGGTAGAATCAGGTGAATTTTTAGAAAAGAGTCAGCCTGTGGATGTTGATGCCATGGATGCAGAAGAGCTAGAAGAACTGGCTCGTATGCTGGGCATTGATGAACATGGCAATACAAGTGTGGACTCAGATCCAGATAGGAAATTACAATGAATTCGATTAGAGAATGGTACATTCGCAACAGTGATGAAATCACTTGGTTTTTAATTGGCTTTTTGATTTCTAGCGCATTGGTACAAATTGGACAACATAATTATACCGACGCCGCAATTGATTGTTTAATAGCAGGTATCAACTACATTTTCTACGCCAAGAGATAATTAATAGAAGTTGAAAGGACAACAAAATGGCAGATATTATTGATGATGCTCAAGAAGCAATGGAAGCACAAGAAGAGCTTCGTCGTGCAACAGCCAAGGCTTTTGTACCAATTCGCACAGGTGAATGTATTGAATGTGGGTTACCCACAGAGTTTACATTTTGTTCAGCATTGTGCAGAGATGATCACGAAAAGCGTGAACGTATTCGAGCTATAAACGGCCGGCCCGAGTAAGTTTAATAAACTTGTCGCCAGCCTGTGTCGGTTTTGGTCCAAACAGTTTTTACGTCAGTCCAGGTCGTATCACTTGTTTTTACTTTTACAGCGGCTACATTTTTCCAAGTTGTATCATTTATCTTAACCTTTGACAAACCTTGTATAGACTGATATGCAACAGAAGCATTTCCACCCAGCACTGATCTAAAGTCAGTGTATGTAGTTGCGCTACCAGAAGAATTCATTGTAGGAGTTGCAACTGATGTTAACCACGATTTGACTCGACTGCAATTTGATGGACTTAGATTGTCAGACGGTGGATTTGCTTGTAAATATAAAGCTGCCATGCCGGCAATTTGAGGACTTGCCATACTGGTTCCTGTATCATTTAATTGTCTAAAATTACTATTTAAAAAATAAGGCGCTGATTTTTTATAAGAATCTGTCGTACTGTCATTGGTAGTAGAGCTCATTACATTTGTTCCAACTGCATATATATCAACCCCTGGCCCTGTGCATGAATAGGTAGCTTTTTGATCTAACGTAGTGCTAAATGCAACTGAATCAAGTGATCCAACACATATGGAATTAGTGCTTTTGGGACTGCTACCTCGATTATAAGCGATGCTACCTTTTGTGGTATTAACAATATTGTTATAATCGTTTGTTGCTGTGCCGCTAACATCAATCTTGTAACTATTGTTTCCAGCGGCATGTACTACGATTACACCAGCATCGATCAAATCTGACAAAGGAACGTCGGTCTGCTGTGTATATAGTGGTGTGCCGTTACGGAAACTATAAACACAATCACTGCTATTAGGATCCAGTAACAATCCCTTTGCTGTTAAATTTGTATTGCCTGCATAATTTTTTCCTTGATAATTAACACTAGTTATAGTTGATATAAAATTGTTCATTGCCAATTGCCAATTGGTGTAAGTATCCGGAGTAGTAGAAGGCAAACCACCTAAATACCACCATTGATATCTTGATCCCCAACTCATATTGACTACAGTTGGTCTGCCAGTGGAACCTTTAGATTGGTGCCACAATTTAATTGCGGCAAACTGATTAAGAGAGGATGGTTGATTAGGGCCTGTTGCAATTATAGAATATATTCTGGCATTTTTAGCCCATCCGTATGTTTTACCAGCCACAGTTCCTGCAACATGCGTTCCGTGCCCATCATGGTCTTCATATGGAGATGGCATAGTTGATAAAGCAGGAACATAAGTTGCCCAGTTTATTTGTTGTACTCGAGAAACTCCATTGGCATCTGTGAATTCTGGATGATCTGCTTGTATACCCGAGTCGGAGATTACAACATCGACTCCAGTGCCATCTAACACATAGTTATAATTTAACGCAATATTTGAGCCAGTTCCATACACATTGCCGCTATTGCTATTTCTGATTAATCCCCAATTTATACTAGAACCAGCTGATGAATTGGGTGCTTGTTTATTAAAATTTCCTTGGGGATTGTAAATTGATGGATTCTGTACTACACATCGTTTAATTTCAACTCCTGGCATTTGCTCAATTGGGATTTCAATGCCTGCGACTCGATGGTCTTGTTTTAATAATTCTACTTCAGCATCGGTTAAGGCGTAAGCACACATTCTGTCAAATGCGTCATGATTATTGATAATACTTACTGGTCTGTCTGGGATGTGAGGAAGTCCACTTGTAGGAGATTCTATATCATTCCAGATTTGATTATAATCAACATCCTTATTAAGGATAACAATGTATTCTTTAGTTTCCATGATATTTTAATATGTCTGATACCAGATATCACCTAAGGCGCCATCTGATGATTGTGGTGGAACATTATGAACAGTAACCCTTCTCCATCCAGCAACTTGTATTGTGTTATTATCAGTTTTTGTTAATATTAAATTACCGTCGTTGTTAATGGCAGCTGATGTAATGCCAACACCATTTGTACCCGGTGTACCCGGTGTACCATTGGTACCCGGTGTACCATTGGTACCACTATATCCAATTGCCTTAACTGTTGCATTTGACCATGCAATGTTAGCTGTTGGTGCAGTAGCCGCACTTATCAAATTTATAGTAGCGGCATATAACGTGTAGCCAGGTCCCGGTGATGCAGATAGACCCGAATACAAAAACCAATCTGCTGGTAGCGCAGATATATTTCCAGTTGCCCATGTATACGTGGCACTACCAGTTGGCACAACAGGAGTAGTATTTGCCCATTTATACACTGTTGGATTAGCAAAATTTATTCCAACGGCGCCATTTGTACCGTCTGCTCCACGCGGAATAGTAATATCAAATATTGCGGCAGATGACGTTCCCCTAGTGTTTACTACAATAGCATTTGTATTAGCGGCCCCAGTTGATACTGTTCCAATTGTAACAGTAGCGGCAATACCTGTTGCACCAGTTGCACCTGTGGCTCCTGTTGCACCTTGTGGTCCAATTGCTCCAGTTGCGCCAACACTACCTTGTGGGCCAGTTGCCCCTGTGGCTCCAGTTGCTCCAGGAATATTACTAACACCTGGTACACCTTGTGGTCCTGTTGCACCTGTGGCTCCTGTTGCTCCTTGTGGTCCTGTAGCGCCTACGGCTCCTGTTGCACCTTGTGATCCTGTAGCGCCGGTTAAACCCATTGAGCCAGTTGCACCCATTGAGCCAGTATCGCCTTTGGGTCCAACAATTTGTCCGGTATTGGTCCAATTTGCGCCATCCCAGACATATAAACTTCCAGCAACAATCCAAGCGTCACCATTGTTTGCAGTAACAGGTAGTTCTGCAACTGACGCCTTGGTTCCTCTAATACGAACACCAGCACCTACTGGGCCTTGATTGCCTTGTGGGCCTGTGGCACCTTTGTCGCCTTTGGATCCAGTGGCACCTGCTGTGCCCGCAGGTCCTTGTGGTCCCGTTGCGCCTGTGGCACCTTTGTCGCCTTTTGCTCCAGCGGCACCTGCTGTGCCCGCAGGGCCTGTAGCACCAGTGGGTCCAGTTGATCCTTTTGGGCCCGGGGCGCCTTGAATACCTGGAATACCTTGTGCGCCGGTTAATCCTGTATCACCTTTGGGTCCTGTTGCACCTGTGTCGCCCTTGGGTCCAATTGATGCGCTTGTTACTTGTACAAATAAAACTGAGGCCTGTGCAGAACCTGTTCCAGGACGAATTGAATATGAAACATTAGACCATGCTCTTACACTGTAATTAATATTTGCACCTGTTGTTGTGATCAAGCATCTGCCGTGACTTGCACCAATTGGATAAACAGTGGTATCTGGTACAATAGCACCGGCGCTATTAAATAATGCAATGGGTCCGCCTAGGCTACCAGACTCTGCTGTGGCAGAAAAATCAATATCCCATGTTCCAGCACTGGGAATGGTAAAATTTAAAATTGTGGTAGCATTTGATGAATTTGTACCTGTAATTGTAACTGGTGAAGTTAGCTTAACAGTATTTGTTGGCATGGTAGACCTCCGTATAGATATACTATTTATTTAAAGTGGTCCTAAAATAGTACTATATAAATACCTGTATGCAACTTCTAGTAACTGACAATCAGCTGATTGAAAATGTAAAAATCTCCTGTGCAGTAGATGACAGGTTATTCTCTTATCCAAACATTCGTCACTTTGACAACGATGGATTTCAGCTGAATCGCCTGGAGCAAGCTTACTATGAAGCTGAGGGCATTGACACACCCGAATGTTTAGGGGTACATGCGGCACAGCATGACTGGTTTGAATTGTCAGACGCCACTGGCAGTTTTATCTTGGATCACAGTTTGCTGATCACACGTTTTTGCTACGCAGGTGCGGCTGAAGCACAATTGCGTAAATGGTCAGAGCAGTATCCGCAGTTGAAGAAATTCTTGATGCTCAAACCCAAATGGGGCCTGGACTTTGCTCTAGAGTTTAATTCAGACTCGGACTACATTGAAGTCTTACACATAGAGCAGGATTTTGATAGTTACCGGGCCGCTGAAGATTCGAGGTCTGTGTTGGAATTGCAGTTGAAGAACACTGATTGGTGGGATTTTACACATCAACTGTTGAAACGCCGAGCAGAATGGGAATCCTTACAAGGCATGAGTCGCAATGACTGGAAAGCACGTTACT